TCAGTCCGCGCTTTCATCCGGCGCTTTTATGCCTGCGGCGTAGATGGCGGCCGGACGGCCTTTATCAAAATCGACGTAGCCTTCCGGGTCGACACCGTTTTGCCGCAGCATTGCGATTGTCGACGCCCACTTTTCGGGTGTGTCCGAAAGCATCGCGGCATGGCCGATAGCGGAAGCGAGAAGCGGAGCGAGGTCTACCGGCGCGGGCCGGCGCGCAGGTACCGCCTGCTGAACGCTTCCAAGCAGAGCATTACGCGGCATGCCGTCCCCTGTAGCGATTTGCATCCTAGGAGCTCCTTTGTGTGCCGTAATAGTAATTGGCGTAGTTCGTCGCCGCGTTTGCCGTGCCGGAACCCACGCCGGAAAGGCCCGCGCCTTGAGCCTGTCCCGCGGCGGTGTTGAAGTTGCCCTGGGCGCTTCCGCTCGATGTGCTCGCGGACGTCAAGGCATTCGCGGCGTTGGCGCCAAGCTGAGAACCTTGCAGAAGGTCTTGCAGCCGCGTCTGATACTGTTGCGAAAGTGCGTTTTGCGAGTAGCTTTGTAATGCCGCGAGCGTGTTTCCCGAAAGCCCCAGACCTTGCGCGGCGTTCTGCGCCTGAATCTGCTGGAGACCGTAATTTACGCTCGACTGAAAGCCGGGGTCGTTCTGAAAACTGTTGTAGTAGTTTTGCTGAGCCGCCGAGCCATTAGCACCAATCGCGTTATTATAAAGGTTGAGCGCGTTTTGCCCGCTTTGCATATAGGGCTGCTCATAGCCTACGGCCTGATTGAACCGCTGCTGCTGAAGCGCGGCCGATTGCTTGGCGGCATTCGCGGTTGCCTGCGCGCCGAAATAGCTGCCAAGCGCGGAGGCGGCTCCGCCTAGGAGGATTGGGATCGCTGCTTCTGCCATTGGAGGTCCTTTTCATGTACCGTCTCAAGCGGCGTGAAGCCAAGACGGGTTAGCATCGTCAAAGTTCGTCCGTTACGGCCTGCCACGAAAAGGCGTTTAGCGCCCCGCTCCCTCGCCCATCTTTCGAACGCGCGAAGAAGGGAAGCGCCGTGGCCGCGAGCGGTTGGAAGGGCGTACCATGCCGTCTTGAAGGCCGTTGGCTCGCCCGTGAGGTAGTGAGGTGCAATGGCCCCGCACAAGACGGCGCCGACTGGCTTACCTGCCACAAGGAATGCGCGATCCTTGTCATCAAGGTGAGAAAAGGCGAAGTGTGCGAGCGTTTGTGGCGAAGCCTCGCGGCCTCCCTCTCCGGCATAGAATCGCAGACCCAACTCGACGAAGCGGGCCACGTCTTCACGCGTCCCCCAGCGTACCGGGGACCGGCTCATGTCGCGATACGGTTCTGAGATCGAAGTACGGAAAGCAAAGCGTTGATGGCGCCGGCGGCTTCGGCAGGCGTAGGATCGAGAGAGACGCTGGGTATCGCGTCCGCTTGAACGAACTGGATACCCTGAAAGAAGTCTCGCCACTGCTTGTCCAGTTTGCCCGTGGCTGGGTCTACGATATAGGGGTTTAGCGGCGCGCTCGCATTGGCAACGGCCATGCTGTTCAACTCCTGTGGCAAAGCGTAGGAAGAGATCTTGCCCGCGATCCAATGGCCATAGAGCCAGTCCGGTCCATCGCTCCAGACGGAATTATAGAGCGGGAAATAGGGATAGGGCCTCGCGTCCCAGGTATAAATCACCATGTGGCTGAGATCGGCCATCCGGCCATTGTATAGAGGGCTTATCGGATTGCGGTCCTCGGTGAACTCGGTATCGCTTGGGTTGAAAAAGCGGAGCATCGAAGTCAGATAGCGCCGCTGAATAAGATTATCCGGCGTGCCATCCGAAAAGTAGGGCAGCGCGCTTTCCGACGATTTGGGGTCGTAAAAGACATTCGGCTGGTTCGAACCTTTGTCGACGGAAGGGCAGCCAAGCTCGGTAAACCAGATCGGCTTCGACCGCGGTATCCAGGCGGTGGGTGACGGGTTTTCTGCCCCGCCTGGCCGGTTGAAATGCTGGTTTGCCCACCAGCTCCAAACGTCCTTGTAGCGAAACACCCAGGGTTTCCCATACGTGCCATCTGTTATCGCGGTGCGGGTCTGTGATTGGCGATCGGTCTCATTCGCATAATACCAATCATAGCCCTCGCCGCCCCTCACATTCTTCATCAGATAGGCATAGTCCGTGATTGCCGTGGGAGTACCATCGGGGTTGATGCCTTCATCCCCGTTCGGCGCCGTATCGCGCCAATCCGACAATGGCCAGTAATTATCGAAGGCAATGGCAGCAATGTTTGGGTCTGCCCAAAGCGGATCGAGATGAAAGAAAACATCGCCTGAGCCGTCAGCGGGCTGATGGCCAAACCACTCAGTCCAATCGGCCGCGTAGGTGATCCGCGCATCGGGCAGGATTGCTTTCACGCCAGCCGCAAGTTCAATTAATGCAGAAACGAAGGGATAACTGCCTTCGGCATCACGCAGCCAGGTCAAGCCGCGCAGCTCCGTGCCAAGAAGGAAGACATCGACGCCGCCGGCGAGCACGCACAAATTCGCGTAATGCAGGACGAAGTTGCGATACTGGCTTATGAAGGTGGCTACCTCGGCCGCAACCGCGGGCGTTTTGTCCGCGGTGCCGTATTGTTTTGTAATGCGTCCGCGCCAGGGATAGACCGCTTGCCCGGCCGTGCCGCTGTAGGGATCGGGCAAGGTATTCCCGGCAGGTATATCCATCAGAATGAAGGGTGTGATCCCGGCTTTTAGCCCCCGTGATTTCAGGTCCTTTATGGCGGCGACAACCGATTGATCGTCGGGCGTCCCTCCATAAGCTGCTCCGCCATTTACGGTTGAAACGAGATGCGCCTCGCTGCGATGGAACCCGTTGCAATACCATTCATGCGGCACGTCGTCGAAACCGGAGCGCGTGACTCCCGGCATCAAGGTGCATGAGCCGGCACGCAGATCGTTTCCATACCACGCAACATAAAGATTGACGAAAGCGCAGTTTGGAAGCTGGTTTTGAAGCGCGGTCAGCGAGTTGGCCCAATCGCACCGCGCGTTACCGATACGGCCTGACCTTTGCGCTTCCTCATAGGAGAGCGTCCATTGTGCGGGATTATAGACGCTATAGGCGTTTTCGGTCGTGACGAATTCGGCGCCCACCGTAATCTGATCGCGAAATACCTCATAGGGCGCATAGCCCCACTCTGTCGCCGCCGGGATCATCGCAATGGCCTGGACGGCGTCGGCGAAGGAAACCGCATCCGCGTCGTAGCCTTTTTGAACCCAGCCTTGGGCAGCGAATTCGTTGATGAGCGCGTTGGCTGTCACGGCGATCTCTGCCCATGATGCATCGGCGTCGAGGTTCGGAATTGCGGGACCGATCCGTCCGGGAAACCTCGAGAAAAACGCACGCGTGTAGTTGTCGAGTTTGCCGCCGGATCCGATCTGGAAGCTGAATTGGCTGAAGAGGTTGGCTTGTCCGGTCATGCCACTATAGTCCTCACTCTGGCATCCGCATTGAGGATACCGCGCACGACGGAAGAAGAGGACGAGAGCCGGAAAGTACGGCCGGCCCTCAGCGTCGAACCGAGCTGGTGGAAGCTTGCAACCGCGAGGCGCTCGCCGGCCCGGCCTAGGGAGGCGATCCTGCCCCCGGTCCATGTATGTCCGCCATCATCGGACCAATCGAGCATCAATTTGGGGTTGGCTGCATCGGCGTCGGCACCGGTAATACCAACGCCCGGGATGATATCGACATCAAGCTGGTCCACGATCAATCCCTTTGGGAAATCGTGCAGCGGCGCCGATTGCGCCAGGAACAAATAGGGGTTGCCGCTTTCGGTCTGAGACGCGTCGTCTAGAACATGCAGGCTTGCGTCCTGACTAGATCCAATCACAACAAGGCCGTCGAAGGACTCGAACCCCTGGGCGAACCAATTTGAGAGCCCCCCACTGGCGCGTTCATGCCAAAGCCCTGTCGCCAGATCGAACTCCCATGTCCAATAAGGACTTGTCAGAGCATAAAAATCGTGTCCGTTGAAGTGTGTATAGACGGCGCGAAGTCCGCGGCGCTCGCTCCACGTCAAACTCGAAATGGCCCGCTCCAGAGCATGAGTTGAAATGCGCACCGGTTCGGAGGCCGCCAGCTGCCGGACGACCCCATTCTGATCGACCCAAATCAACGTCTCGGCAACGATCGCGGCTGAATTTTCCGCGATGCAGCCGATCTCGATATCGGCCCGTATCGGCGCGAAGGCGAAGGGCGTCGTTCCCACATCTTCCCATATTTCGAGGCTCGCTTCACCGAGCACGATGATCGCGCCGCGATGGGCGATCACTTTGCGGAGGCCGTCAGCGCGGCTCGAAGCCGTGGCATAGGCCAGCGCGTTGACAGTCAGCGCGTCATTCAGGTTAGTATGAAAAATGCGCCCATCGGAGATGGAGAAAACCAGATAGCCGTCGAGAAATGTCACGCTATTGGGCGCGGGAAGGCCTGATATATTTGGCTGCGTGATCGTGTTCGTTCCTGTGTCCAGAACGTAATATACGTTGCCGGCGACAATCCCGATTTGGGGCGCGGGCCGCTGGTTGCTCGCCATTATGGCGATTGAGCTTCCCGCAATGGAACCGGTGACCGGCGTGGCGTTTCCCTGGCCATCGAACAGGGCCACCGCGGTTCCACCGATCACGTAGAGCCCTTGGCCGGAGACATAGAGCATGCCGCGGCATGGTCCATTCAACCCGCTTGCTCCGGTATCGAACCTTGATGTTCCGGGGACGGCGTAAATCGGGAGTGGGGACTTGGCCGGCTGCCCCAGCGCTTCTGGATAGGCGTTGAGAAGACGCTGGCTCGATCCAAAGCCGGTCTTGTCCGGATTGGATGTATGTCCGAAATCGACGGCGGCCATGGCGGAGAACTCTCTGAATGGAATGAAGAATTTTATAAACTGCGTCCTATCCTTGTTGCGGAGGGACAGCGACTTTAACCGATAAGAAGACTCTCTCAGCCTAGCCCACGGATAGCGCGGCTGGAGCAGACGTTCCCTCTCCCATTGGGAGAGGGACAGGGTGAGGGGTTTCACGCAATGATCTTCATCTTGCAACCCCTCATCCTGTCCTTCTCCCCACGGGAGAAGGGACGCTTGCTCCAGCCACGCCATTCTTTAGCGAGGCGAACGAAGTCCTCCTAGCGGAAGCCGTATCGTCTGAGACTTGGCATCCACGTCAAGCCTGAATCTTGGCCCGCTTGCGGTGCGATCACGTAATAGGCCAGCAAGGCAGCGTAAGCCTTCCGAGCGCGCTTTTGGATCGAGGGCTGGGGTTCGATCCCGCTTGCCGAAGCGAGTTCGGCGGCGAGGATGGCTTTTGCTCCTTCGGCGAACTGAGCCAAGAAGGGGAACGGATCGTTCAAGCCATATGCCAGCGGCGCCGGGTTGGGAGGCGTCGACGTACCACTCGGACCGTAAGGCGGATAAACGCCCGAGCTATCGGTGATGTCGCCATCTAAGAAGTCATCGCTGAAATAGATCCCATCTGTTTCAGCGGCGGGCGGGTTGGGGCCTCCGGGAAAAATCCCGTCGGCGGCCCATCCATTCAGCATATCGTTATACATGGCGAGGCCCGCGATCGCCCGCTCGGGATCGAGATCGGAGCCGAGCGGTACGAGACCCAGCCGCCGGTATGCGCCTGCTATAATGTCACGGGCCGTTGTCATTAAGGACCTCGATGATTGCGTGTTTAAGCTGCGCCTTCGTCCACCCGAAGTCGAAACGGATACCGCAATCGGCGGCAACCTGCATAAGTCTCTGCCGCGACAGGCGGTCTAGCTTTTCCTCATCTGTTAGTTCCGCATCGGGACCTAGCTCGGGCAACGTAATCCGTCGCGCCATCGGATATGCTTTTACAACGGCATTCGAGCTCGGAAAGCGCTGCCAGCCCTGATCCGCTGGCACATGATCCGGGTGTTCGAAAAGGCGCGCCTCGCCATTCCGGTACATCCAAAGGCGAGTGTCATCCAGCATTATTGACCTTTCATAAGGCCCACGCCGACGAGCGTCGCCCGGATCTCATTCAAGAGCGTGATGATTGCCTGCGCCTGAGCCTGGCTGAAGCCATAGGGCGTTGCATTGGTCGGCGCCGTGGTCGGGATGGCCGCCTGCGCCGCGCCCGATCTTTGCGCAACTGGTACCGTGTTATAAAACGAGATTTGGTCACTTGCGCTCTGGCCGAGAACCGTACCGTCGGGATTGCCATCGGAAAGCTGTTTAACGGGCATAGTCGTACTCCAAGTTGAAAACCGCACAGTTGCAGCGGCTTGAACGACAGTTGTTAATGAGAACGCTTTGTGGTCAGCAGGCGTAGTCTGGTGAGCAACTCGCGCCGGACGCATAAGCGTTCCTTCTCCCTTAGGGAGAGGGAACGCCTATTCCAAGCTCGCATAGTTAAAAGACCCGGTTGCTCCGCGCCGCTAGGTTGAAGCTCCCGAAAGGCGGGTGGCCAAATCCGGGTAGATCGGCGCAACCCCATAGAGGATATCGAGACGCCACATATTGATATCGTTGATGATATCGTAGTCGCATATGACGCGGATCGAAAGGCCCTTGTAGCTTTGGCGAGCTTTCTTGATGGCGCCCTCGGGCAGCTCCATCGGGACCATGCACAGTGCGAAGGCGTTCTCGTGGAAGACGAGGTTCTGCGGATAGGCGGTTCCGGCCGTTCCAACAAATGTCAGAGCGGCGTTTTGCGCGGGCGCCGCGCTGACTGTTTGATATTGGCCTGTAACGATTATCGCGGGCGCAATCGTTACCGCATCCGCGCTGCCAGTGGCCGTGACAGGTGCGGACACAACGAACTGCTGCAGGTAGGAAAGCGGCTGCTTGGTAACGGCGTTCACGGCATAGACACCGGCAATGGTGAACACATCCCCCTGATTGAGCGTTGCCCCAGATGTCAAACCGTCGACCAGGATCGATGTCTGATTCGTGTTCGCCGCGGCACTGTAAGTTGTAACGCCGGTATTCGTTACGCCGTTCGCCGATACCGTTGCGGAAATAACTGGCGTGCCGCCATAGTTTCCAACTACATAACTGATGACGTTCTGAGACGAATAGCAGTCTGTATTGCCGACCATCGGCAGCTTCGATTTTTCGAGCGCTGTCCGCGCGACGTCCGGAACGTAGAGGCCGGTGAAGCTCGACGCCATCCCATAGAAGTCGGACGGAGACAGGCACGCGGCGCGCGGCGTTGGAACCGACATTTCATCGAGTCGCTGCGGTCCCTTGATAAAGGACTTGTAGCCCGAAAGCGTCTGACCAGGCGTTCCAACCCAGTTCCAGACATATTTGTGAAGCGAAAGAATATCCATGTCGACTTGGTTCGCCAGTGCGATCATGGGGTGTTTTAGGTAGCGGTCGGCGAAGCGGTCGATCGTGAGTGTAAGGTCCTTGGTCGGAAAACGCAGATCGACGCCGCGCTGAGTGTTGATCTTGATTTGCACCTTGCCTTCCTGGGCGTCCTGCATCTGAGCGACGGAACCTGTCCGGACGGCATATTTGACCGGCCTGCGGATTGTCAGCGTGTCGCCGATCTTCGTCTCGCCGAATTCGCTTTCGTACCCGCGATAAACCATCTTCGCCGCGACTAGATTGTTGTCGAGCTGCATCAAGCCTTCCTTGGCGATGATGCTGGGGGTGAGTAGGGTTGAGGCCATGAGGGGGGAGTCTCCTATTGAAAAGGGCATATCCCTCACCCCGGCCCTCTCCCAATGGGAGAGGGAGTCCGGCTTCGCCCGTTGTCAGGGCGTTCCCTCTCCCAGGGAGAGGGACAAGGTGAGGGGTGAAGGGCGTCGCAAGCTAGAAGCCGCGGGCGCGGCGATAATCCTCGAAATCCAAATCTTCAAGTGCCGGGCTCGAACTTCCGCCGCTTCCCGACAGAGTGCCGACGGGCTTCGGCGCCCGGCTTACCGATACGGTGGTGGAACCCAGCCTTCCTTCGAGCCTTGCTATCGCAGTCGCTTGTGAGACAGGTGGAAGATTTGCAATATGCGCTGCTTCGGCGGGGTTCTTGCCAAGGTAGTAGGCGATTTCAGGCCCGCGGCTGGACTCGTGGATTGCATCTGCCATCACCGGGGTGACAGTCAGATTGGGATTGTGAACAACAGCGTCGAAATCGGGCACACGCTGACGCAGGTCCGCCGTGGCTTCTTGCCAGGCTTCTTTTGCCGCCTTGACTGCTATGTCTTGCGCATCGGCGGCTTGACGCGCAAGGATGTCCGCGCCCACCTCGCGGACAGCCTGCTCGGCTACCGCGCGGGTGTATTCCTCGGGCGCCGCATAGTCTTGCGGCCTGCCCGTTCGCTGGCCCTGGCCACGAAGAGCGGCGGCATCGGCGGCGGTCCTTGCGGCAAATGAGTCTGCCGCGTGCTTTTGCCGGATAAGATGCTGAACGCGGCTTTGGCGCTCGAGCCCGGCGCCGTCGCTTATAGGTTCTGGCGCGATGTCTGTGCTGGCGGCCTCCTGAGAGAAGTCAGTGGAAGATGGCAAAGCGGTGTCATCCACCGCTGAGGTGGCAATGTCGTCAATCATGGATCGCTTCCGGTTTTGGGGGAGTTAAAGCTTGTACGGGGAAGGCTCGGTGAAACGCGCGCGCTTGATTTCGTTGTCGAAGACCTTGCCTTGCAGCTCGGCTTCGGCCTTTGCGGCGTTCGCCTGCCGCTCACGGAGCGCAGCTTCCTGGAGCGACGCTTGCAGGCGGTCTTGCGGCGTGCCGTAAACCGAGGCCGCCACGGAGGACAGCGTCCGCACGGCGGTTTCCTGGGCGTCGGCATGCGCTCTAACCGCCTCCGCCTCGGATTTTGCGGCAAGCCCCTGAAGGCGGTTTAGATGAGCTTGCGCGAGCGCGTCTTGATAGGCTTGTTGCTGGGCTTGCGCGATTTGCGTATCAAGCGGCGGCGCTTCGCCCGAGATTTGCGGGGGAAGCGAACGCCTTAGCCTTTCCGCGATTTCGTCCGCGCCGGGCCAATCCATGTTCCGGGCGATGAGATCGCCCGCGAGGCTCGCGGCTTGTGGCACTGCCTGAACGAACTGCAGCATCGCGTCCGCGGCCTCCGCGCGACGGGTCGCATAGGACGGCCCGATCTTGACGCGCACGTCATACGCGCCCTGGTTCAGGTCGTTGAGCAGCATGGGCTTTCCGTTTACGCCCATTACCGGAACATTGATCCGCACCGGGACGTGGGCCTCGTCCTCGCGCATGATACGGATCGTGCGTTCGCTGTCGTAAATCTTCGGGATGAGGTCGATCAGCACTTTGCCGAGATGGTTCAGCGTGGCCATCAGATTGTCCTGGTAGTGCAGGGCCGAGATGCCGCCCTGACTTTCGCGCGCACGGATCGCGACCCCCGAAATCTCGTTCGAGCGCGCACCCAATGCCGCGTCGTAAATGCCAGTAGTCGCCTTCATATCATCCGAGGCCATGCCGCTCTCATTTACGAGCGCCGACGGCAAATCCGGCGGAGGCTCGCGCATGGGCCGGCCGCCTGGCACTTCCGGGTCTGGCTCATAAAGGAGGTAGGGCCGCGATATGGTGTTCTGGGTGTCCCATTGGCCTTTGAACTTCGCGATCATTGCCGGCGTGGCCACGAAGGGTGCGCGCGGGGCGAGCGCGATGGCTTCGGCGGCGGCGGATCGCCAGAAATTATAGAGCTGCTGCGGGTCGCGGCTGAAGCGGATCAGCCCGCTCCGGATGACCTTTGTTTCAAGCGCGGTCTCCGAGCCGATCACGGGGAAGATCGGGATGTAACGCCCGGCCCACTGGTTGGGGCCTTCGAGCAGCTCCTCGCCGCTCAAGAGATAGTGCTCGATCTTGTGCGACCGCACCTTCCGCTCGGCGACGATGAGGGAGGCCAGACTTTTGTCATCACCGGGCTTGATCCGGTGATCCAGACAGGCAACGCGCCGCTGGCCCTGGATGGCCGGGTCAAGCCCGGCCATGACCATAGAGAGCGGCGCGGACACATCCACATCCGTGATGTCGAGCGTTTCGCCGCCGGCGAGCCGCGCGATAGTGCGCTCATGCGGGCGCTTCACCCAATATTCGCAAACGCGCACCGCATCGCGATTGGCCCAATAGAGCCCGCTCTCGGCATTCAGGTCGGACGGCGCAACAAAATCGGCCAAAGCCGCGCCGGGGAAGCGCTTCTGGAACGCCTTGCGCCCGATCATCTCGGAGACGAGGCAATAATCCGCATCCGACCTGTCAGGCTCGACCGCGCCAGGCGCCCAAAACACCGACAGCGGATGCTGAATGCGTTTGATGAGAATTTCCTGATCGAAGCCATCGTCATCCGCGTAATCGGTCACAACGCGGAAATGGCCGATGCCGCAAGCGACCGCGTAGTAAACCGCGTTCGCGAAGACATGCGTCGCGTTCGAGCGGTATTGGATTTGCCGCATAAGCCCAGAGTAAATCTCGGCAAGCTCTGCCGTCGCCTCGCCGCCGGCGGGGATGGCCTTAATGCCCGGCGGGTTCTGCCGCACGCTGTTCGCCACCTGGTTCACGAATTGCGGCAGCCGGTTGATGGTGAGGCAAGGCCGGTTCTGCGCCTCGCGCTGCAGCCGGATTTCGTTCGGCCATTGGTCGCCCGCGAGGAATTTCAGATCCATGAACCCGTCTTCGCGGTTCTCGCGATCCTGAATCCACGCGGCTTCGAGGCGCTCTTGCGCCTCTTGAACGATGTCAATTTTGGGCAA